GAGGTGGCGGGGCCGGTTATCCGTGTTTTGAAAACGGTATTTCTGGCCTTTGCAGGAGTGCTGGCTGATTCCATAGGGACAACGATTGACGCCATTTCCGCGATCATACGTGGGCTTTCTCCGGTTATCAGAGTGATAGGCGGAGCGCTTGTGTTTTTGGCGGGGATGGTACGCGATGCTTTTGTCGCGCTTACGTTTCCTATTCGCGCGGCATGGGATGCCTTGAAACCTATCCTCCAGCCGATTTTTGACTGGATTATGTCGAAGCTTGACGCGCTGGCCAATCTGGCGCCGTCGTGGCTGAAAGATCTTGTCGGATGGAGCGGAGGAGGAACAGCACCTGCGCCCGCGGTCCCAGGAGTCCCTGCTACCGGTGGTTCTCCCTCATCTCCGGCCGCTGGAGTTGGCAGCATGACGATTCATGTGGTTGGGGAAAACGGGGCAAAGGCGAGAATCGATAATCTGGATGCCCGCAATATGAATATTTCGGCGGACGCGAAGAGTTATGACCCGGGAGATTCTTTCTAAATGACAGTATCATCGGCAGCAACAGAAGCGCAGAAAAATCTCATGGATGCGTCGTACCGCGGAGTTCCGTTCTATGTCACCAGTACAAAGCTGAAAGTGGGACGGCGAGTGGTGCTTTTTGAATACCCTCAGCAAGACAAACCTTTTGTAGAGGATCTAGGGCGGGCCGCCCGGATTGTAACGGTAGAGGCGTTCACGACCGGGAGGGATTATGTCAAGCGTATGAGCGCGCTGGTTAAGGCGCTCGAGACGCAGGGCGGGGGCGAACTGGTAGACCCGTGGGTAGGGAGGATGACAGCGACGCCTCAATCTGTCAGCCAGGTAACGTACACAACAAGGCTTCGGCTGGCGCAGATTTCAATCACGTTCGTGGAATCTGGTGAGCTGTCCTTCCCAACGGCCGCAATCAGTACGCACGACGATGTTTGTATTAAAGCGGATGGGATAGCTGCGGCGGCACAAAATTATGTGGGCACGGCAATTGACTTGTCAGGGGCTCAGGATTTTGTGGTCAGTAACATTGTGGGAAAGCTTGAGTCGGCCCTGAAAAATGAGGGGATACAATCGCTCGCCACGATGTTTAAGTTAGATGAGCTGGATGAACTGGCAAAGGTGGCCGCGACGGTTCTGACGACGGATCCGGGCGCTTTTGCGAGTACGCTTGTGAGTTCGCTTGGTCTTGGTTCTTTTGTAGAAACGGTGAGGGACTGGCGGCGGGTGGCTTATCTTGCCCAGGGGATTTCATATGGGGCGGATTTCAATGTAAGGGATTCGATCCTATACCCATCCGGGACGGCTGATTATGAAACCGCGAAGGCTGTTGAGGCTATTAACACGGGGATCCGGCTGATCAGTATCAGTAACGCCGTTGGGGCGGCAGGCAACATTGGGACGGGTCTTGATCGGGTAGATGAAACTCAGCCTTCCCAGGTGATGGCTTATGACGACATGATTGCGGTACGTGATAGCCTGCTTTCCGCGATTGATAATGAGATGCTGAAGGTGTCGGATGACAGCGTGTACTCAGCGCTTTCTTTGGCTTACTCGTCCGTGTGGAATGACATGACGGTCCGGGCAGAAAACAAAGCCCGGCTGATTGACTACACCCCCGAGGAGATCATGCCGGCGCTGGTGCTGGCTTATGATTACTACGGAGACGCCGCGCGGGATACTGAAATTGTTGAGCGTAACGGCATTCGAAGACCGGCGTTTGTCCCCGCGAAGCCCCTGAAACTTTTGAGTACTTAATTTTTCTTTTTAACGTCCCTCCTGGGCAGTAAGATGAAATGAGAAGCTTTTCTCTGCCTACGCAGAGGTGTTTCGAAGGCTGATGGAGGGGAGCATGAGAAAGATTTTCGTATTGCTGTTAGGTTTGCTTGTGGCAATACCTGCCGTTTCGGCTGGTGGGAATTCTCCCGAGAGAAGGGCCTCCATTTCGTCGCCGGATAAGCCCCTGCATGGAGAAGCTACTGCTGCTTCCAGAAAAGGGAAGTTTGATAAAAACGGGGTTTATGTTTCCCCTAGCGGATATGTATTTAGGGCAGGGAAGGGGGGAACCGTCAGGTTGAGGGAGCCTATCCAAAAGGAAACACCACCTTCATTCCTTGACATGAGAAGGGTCGGAAGGAATGGTCTTGGGGAGGTTTGGGAAGACACCAGGAATGGGCGCACCTACATATGCAATGAATCGGGGTGCCGATGAGACGGTAGTTAAGGAGGGGGATTAAGCGCTCTGGGAACAGGGCGCTTTTTTATTATGGAACAAACGGTCGTAAAACTTCTGATTGGTGGTAAAGAATACCGCGCGTGGCAGCTTGTCAGCATATCTTCAAAGCTGCTGAGCTACGCGAGAGCGTTCAGAGTGGGTTTTACCCGTGAGTCAGCGGGGACTGGGATAGGAATTAAGATCGGCGATCTGGTGCGGGTAAAGATTGATGACGACCTGGTTTTGACCGGATACGTAACCAAGACAAATTTCTCGTATTCAGAAAAAGGTATCGAACTGTCCATAGAAGGGGCGAGTAAAACCGTTGATCTTGCCGAAGGATATATGGCGGTTCAGAGCGTTAAGCAATTCACGAATCTGACAGTGTCGCAGACGCTCCAGCTATTGGCAAAACCGTATGGAGTGTCGGTAGTCCGTCAGAAGGCAGGGAAAGACCCAAAAGCGTCGGTGGCTATTGCCGCCACAGATTCCATAAAAAAGATTTTGGATGGCGTGGTGAAGAAGCATACCCTCGTCATCACGGATAATGAAAGCGGCGATTTGGTAATGGCGAGCCCCGGCGGTGGTGGGCGCACCGCTGACTCTCTGGAGTTAGGGAAAAACGTCTTATCCGGGGACCAGACATTTGATTCTTCAAAACTGTTCAGCCGTTACTATGTGGTGGGGCAGCAGTCCAACTCAGGGAGCACTCATCCGGTTTCCGCGAATGGAGCGTTCAGGTACACGGAGGATAGTCAGGTACAGCGCCCCCGGTATTACGTAGAGAAGCTAAGTGGGTCTCCCACGGCCGCGGATCTCCAGCAAAGGTCGGTTCTTTTGGCCGAGTACCGTCGCGGGCAGGCTCAGGCTTTGCACTACACCGTGCAGGGGTGGCGGCAAAGCGACGGCAGCCTGTGGAAGGTTAATCGGCTCTGCCGGGTTAAAGATTCTATTTTGGGGGTTGATGCTCAGTATTTGATTACAGAGGTCAGCTTTACGAAAGATTCCGGAGGATCCAAAACCCAGCTGACGCTGATGCCGCCTGAAGCTTTCGTCATGATGAATGAATCTCCTGATGAGGCGATGGCAAAGAAAGCCACGAAGAAAGCGGCGGCAAAAACTGGTAGCAGCAGGAATTATGTGAAGGCGACGGTAGCTGATGCCGCATGGACGGGAAAGTAATGCTTGATGATATTAAAGACGCTATTTGGAATTTGATAGTCAGAGGATGCCTGACGGGATCGGCCGGGAGGAAGAAGATGCGAACTATTCAGGCCGAGACAATGGCGGGAGACCTCCGGGATGATGTCGAGCATTTTGAGCCGTATGGGTTCACTTCTGAACCGAAGACCGGCGCTGAACCGCTTATTGTCGCTTTGGATGGGGACAGAGAGCATTCAATCGCGATTTGTGTCGCTGACCGCCGGTACAGGCTGACAGGCCTTACTTCCGGGGAGGTCGCTCTTTACGATGACCAGGGGCAGGAAGTCGTCCTGGCTCGGGAGGGGATAAGGATCCATACGGATAAAACTTTGGCTGTGGACGCCCCGGCGGCTGTATTTTCCGGGTCAGTCACAGTAGAGGGTGACATCGTGGGGAAGTCTCAGATTTATGACGCGAGGGGCAGGCTGCAATCGATCCGCGACACTTACAATAACCATACACATAACGGCGGCAGCTCCCCTGATCAAAAGATGTGAAGGGCACATCCGATCACTCTTGAGCTGATCAAGGTGGGATTAAAAGCTTTGGTCTAGCTACAACACAATTCAATAAACATAAACCCAGTCAGACGGGATTTCTGGCTGGGTTTTTTATGACCTCAGTAATGGTGAGGGCACATGGGAGTTATAGCCATGCTCATCTTAAAGATATTGGACCCGAATCAAAAAATAAGGCTATAGGGGCGTGCACTTCCTTGGGTTTTAATGGGGTGCGTGGTTCTGGTGGACGTAGCTTTTTCGTGGAGCTTAATCCAATGAAACGTAATATGCAGCTGATTCAGGTGATTCTCGCGCACATTGAATCTGGGACTATTGAGACCTTTCTTGAGAATTGCGAAGAAGAGGCGCAATGGGCAGAAGGGCAAAGCCTGGATGAACATTTGCTTGAAAGCCAGAAGAAGGAAGAAACGGCTCAGATCGTGCTTGAACATCTTTGGCTTTGTGAAGACGCAGGCCTTGTGGCAGATATTGGCGTCACGACTGGCAGCGGCTTAGGTTTCGTATGGAGCCACGGGGCACGTCCAAGGCTAACGAATGCAGGGCATGACCTTCTGGGGGCGCTGCGGTCTAAAGGTGTGATGGAGAAACTTAAACAAATCTCAGCGGATAAGCGGATTGATCTCACACTTCAGGCCTTAAAGCTTCTTATACCCGAAATAATTTGTCGCTTGGGAGGGGGATGAAATATGCAGTTTTTCTTAAACGGCAGGCATCAGGCGACACTTTCAGACTTTGATACTGAGCCACTGGTTCGTTCCATCATCATCAGCCTTTTTTCCTGGAAGCGGGCTGGGGAAGATGATGTGCTGCCGGGGAAAAGCAGGATGGGGTGGTGGGCAGATTCATATAACGATGATGAGTCGCCAATAGGATCAAAACTCTGGCTGCTATCCAGAGAGGTACTGACCGACAGCACGCTGAAGCTTGCGAGGGAGTATGCCGAGGATGCACTTCAGTGGCTGGTCGATGACCATGTAGCGGAATCAGTAAGCGTTTCCGCGGAACGAGGCGGGGTGGAGCAGCTGAATCTGAATGTAGTCATAAAAAGACCTGATCAGGCAACACTTAACCTGCAGTTTCAGAACGTTTGGGGAAGTTGAAAATGCCATTTGAAAGACCGAATTTACAAACGCTGATTGACCGCATTGACGCGGATCTTGAGTCACGGTTATCAACTTCTCAGCTTCGCAGATCCAACACGAAAGTGTATGCGCGTGTGCTTGCAGGGGTGAGCCATGAGCTGCACGGCTTTATTGAGTTTTTAAGCCGACAGTTGTTTTTTGATACAGCAGAGGCGGAGTACCTTGACCGTTGGGCGTCTATTTACGGGCTTGTCCGCAAACAACCTTCTCTGGCCAGCGGCACGGTGGTTTTTACAGTCCTGGAAGAGGGAGCCACGGTACCGGAGGGAACCTTGTTGCAGGCTGATAATGAGGCGGTATATGAAACGACATCCGCGGTCTCGGAAGGGAAAGCGTCGGTCAGAGCTTTGACTGCGGGGACGGCAGGCAATGTATCGGCGGGCGACACGTTAGTTCTTGTTTCTCCTATTGAAGGAATTTCCAGCGAATGTAAGACGGCAGAGGGCATTTCCGGAGGGGCCGACGAGGAAACGGACGAATCTTTGCGCGCGCGTCTGCTTTCGCGGGTAAGGGAGCCACCGCATGCCGGGACTGCGGCCGATTACAAAGCGTGGGCACTTGAGATTGAGGGAGTAACCAGGGCTTGGGTGTACCCGCTTGAAGGAGGGCCGGG